CGCTTGGGTTGCTTACAAAGCTAACCTAGACGCATTTGAGTAGGAGGAATACAAAATGGTTTTATACTACGCCTCCTCAGAAAGGAATGAGCTTTACCACCATGGCATTAGGGGCATGCACTGGTATCAGCGACGGTTCCAGAATGAAGACGGCAGCTACACGGCAGCCGGCCGCATCAGATATGGTATCGGTAATGCCGCAAAGACAGTTGCTACAGCGCCAGGCCGAGCTGCTAAAGCGGCGGGTAGAGCCGTAAAAAGGAAGATCCGAGGCAAGTGGGTTGATTTCCTAACGCGAGATCCGGAACACTTCCGAAAGAACGTTATGAAACTCTCTAAGGACGAGCAGGAATGGGCTAAAGAGAAGTTTCGTCGTAAGAACGAAGTGGACGACCTGACGCAAGAACAAAATCGAATCGCTAGAAAAAACAGTGAGAATCTGGCCGGCATGATGGACAGTGGTAAACGAATCGCTGATGTGATTTCATCAGTCGCAATCGGCCGAACTCTTTCGGATCTTGCGCAAGAGCGTACAGGCTTCGAACCGATCGATGAGAAGTATTGGCGAAAGCAGCAGGCCAAGCAGGAGTACTTATCGAAGCAGCAGCAGTATGAACAGGCAAAGGCAGATTACGAAAATCGGGAATCAAAAGACGTTAAAACTGCCAGAGCTTACGGCGAAAAGCTGTCACAAGAAGCGGACGAGATATATAAAGCGACTTACGACGCAACCAAGTCTGAAGACCAGGCAAATGCCGCAGCTGCTAAATATTTTAATGAGCGCTTCAAAGCCTATTGCGATTATACAGGTGTGAAACCCCAAGACGTTTATAAAGGCTTGAGCAAAGATAACGGCAAAGATAAGGATAAAGACAAAGACGATCCATCAAATCCTGGGGTTAAACAAAATGAAGACGGTGTCGCCGAAGATGAGAACGACGATGACGACGATGATGAAAACAAGAGGAAAAAGCGGATGTCTCAATCTTACACTGATCCTACAGATTATTTCGCAGCCGTTCTGTCTGAAGACTCGTTCGACCATCATGGCGTAAAAGGCATGCATTGGTACGTTCGCCGTTATCAACCATATCCACTTGGCGAAGCAAAAGGGAAAGTAATTGGCGAAGCGGCTGCTAAAACTAAATCCCGTATGGCTCCCGTGAAGAAGCTACTGGCCACGGAGATGCCTAAAACGACAAAACAGATCGCTAAAGATTTACGTGCGGCTAAAGTAGCCAAAATGACTAAGAACTTAAACACTTTTAAGAAGAATAGTCATCTTTTGTCAGATGCCGAGTACGAGCAGGCGATGAAAAAGTTTACTCGTAAAGAGGACATCTCCAAAATGCAGGAGTCCAAGTTTGCTCGTAGCGTCAATTATGTGCGACTCGTTGAAAACGCAGTCAACAGCGTAAAGAGTGTCGGCGATACAATCAGTCTTATTAGCACCGGAGAGGACCTGAAGACTGTCGCTAAGCATCGTAGGAACCCTAAAGATGCAGACTACTACAAGACACAGGTTCAGAAGTTCGCTATGGACATCAACCGTTACAAGGCTAAGCAGGAGCAAAATAAAGCCGCGATGGAAGAAGCTACTGCTAAATATGCCGATGCTTTCGCTAAGGCCAAGCTTCAGAAAGAACAGGCTTCGGCGAAGACCTCTACTGCGAATGCTGATAAGGCGGCAGAAGATGCACGGCAGAAAGGCATTAAGAATAACGAACAAGAACTAGAATACGCTAAACGGGCGAAGCAGTTTGCTAAAGAAATAGCCGAAGAAGCTGCTCGTGTTGAAGCACAGGCGGCGGCAGAAGCTAAAGAACGTCGTGCTGTAAAACGCGGTTCGCCTTCTGACTTTGAGCGAGCTGTCTATGCCCAGTACATGAAAGAACACCCCAATAGCAAGCTGGATCTTGACGACTACTTAGATATCGTCAATGACCAGAGTTAATGGAGGCAATGATGATTATACGATATGAACGAAGTGATGAACTTTATCATCACGGGATACGAGGAATGCACTGGAATGTTCGTCGTTTCCAAAATGAGGACGGATCCTATACCGCTCTTGGAAAGCTCCGTTATGGTATCGGACAGAAAGGTCGCGAAACCGGCAAGATGATGAGCGATTGGTCGCGGCAGCATACTCAGGGAGCAAAAGGCCGAGAAACCGGCGGCGGAGGCACCGAATACAAAAATTCGCACATGATTTCCGCCGCTAGAGCTCAGAAATACAGAGTCGCCACGACAGATAATATTTCCCGAGTTATGTCTATGCGAAGCGGTTCTCTTGGCGATTCTGCCGCGGCACGAGAGAATAGAATAAACCTTGCTCGAGGCATAGCAGACGTAGGTCTACAAAGATTATCCAAAGCGGTTTCTGGTCGTGAGGCGCTTACGCGAGCCGACGGCAATTACGCAGCTCTTGGTAGTTGGAATAAACTGGACACTAATTGGACAGGTAAGCATGCCCCAACAACGACTCGTGGTCTAGCTTTAGAACAACACCATCGTGCACAAAAAGCAATCGATTATATAAAACGTTACCAAGACCAGCCACGTAATAGCGCATTCGGCGACAAAGCAAAACAGATTGCTGGTAACTATGGTCGGTACGCTAAAGAAGGTCTTACGGGTGCTGCAGCTTCTGCTCTTGCAGCTAAGAATGGCCTCCAGTACAGGGCGCAGGAAGCAGCAGGTAATGCTCGTAAAGGCGCTGGCGCATTTGGCGAGATCATGAAAGCTTATGGCAAAGAAATCGGTGGTAACGCTAACTCTGCTCTTGCTAGAGCGCAGTTTAATGCTCGAAATGCTGGCGATAACGTACAGAACGCGCTTAGACGAGGCGCAGCAACACTGGGCGTTTCGGCGGGCATGAACGCTAACGTCGCTGGTCAGAGACTTTGGGACGCCATTCGTCAGCGCGCAACAGGCGATCCTGGCGAAGACATGTATAAACCTGACCCTACAGCTAGATCTGGCTATGACAGAAGAGTGAGCAACGCTATACAGGCGTCGCGTGCGATAAATACGGAAGCAGCCAGACAGGCTGAAAACAACAGACCCGCTGGGCATAACGTAACCGGGACTTTTGGCGGGGCAAGATCTACTACTGGCAAGTCCGTGGCCGACTATCAGAAAGAAATGCTCGAACGAGCTAGATCCAGTACACCGATTATAAACAATAAAACGCCTTACGTACTTCAATTCGGCAATGATCGCTATGTGCCCCAGCTTACACAGGAAGGTCTCCAGTTAACTCGAACACGTGGCAAAACATCTGCTAGCAATTATGATTACGACATTCGAGACAAACAAGCAGCCGCAGCCGCTCGCGATAGACATGCGGTTGGTACATCAATAACCATTCCCGGATCAGAAGCAGCAAGAAGCACAAGCAGCGCGTCAGCTACGCCTAGCACATCGTCTAGAGTTGAACGCTCCGAATATATGGATCGTATAAAGGCCATACAGGACGCCAACAAGTATCGTGCAGATCTTGCCGCCGCGTCATCCGGAAGGCGAGCTCCAGCCGAGCTTATGTTTGACCAAGCGGTACGAAGCGTACAGAATTACGGCAAAGGCCCAACCACGCCAGGTTCTAATGACGCTATACGCAGAAGCTTCAACAGCTATCGAAACGAGCACCCAAACACCGATATGAGTTTGGAAGATTACAAGCGTAAGTATGGTTGGATGTACGGCGTTGGACACTGACAGGAGGTAACCACCCTTGGGTTTATTCGATAGAATTCAAAATGGCTGGAATGCCTTCATAGGTCGTGACCCCACTCGTAAGAATGTTGGTTCTAGAGACTATGGTCCGTCTTATAGCGTTCAGCCAGAGCGCATACGATACCGTCGAGGCAACGAGAGATCTATCGTTGCCGCCATTTACAATAAGATCGCCGTTGACTGCGCAGCCGTTACTGTGGAACATGTGCAGCTCGACGAAAATGATCGATTTGATACAGTTATGGACTCCGGTCTGAATCAGTGTTTAACCCTTTCGGCTAACATTGATCAGACCGGTCGTGCATTTATGCAGGAGTTATATTACTCAATGCTGAACGAAGGCGTTGTTGCTGTGGTGCCCGTGGATACAACCGGTGACCCATACATCAGCGATTCTTACGATATTCGGACAATGCGTATCGGTAAGATTAAAGAGTGGTTCCCCATGCACGTTAGAGTCGAACTGTATAATGACCGCACGGGCAAGAAGGAAGAGTTGCTTCTTGCTAAGAAAACGGTAGCAATTGTGCAGAATCCGTTCTACGCGATCATGAATGAACCAAACTCAAGTCTTCAACGTCTCATCAGAACGATCAATCAGCTGGACACCCTCAACGAGAAAACCGCTTCAGGCAAGCTTGATCTAATTATTCAGCTGCCCTATGTGATTAAGTCCCCGGCTAAGCGAGCGCAGGCTAACATGCGCCGAAAAGACATAGAAATGCAGCTTTCGGGCTCTAAGTATGGCGTCGCTTATACGGACGGTACAGAAAAGATAGTGCAGCTTAATAGATCCTTAGAGAACAATCTGCTGGCACAGATACAGTATCTGACCACGCAGCTTTATGCTCAACTTGGTTTAAGCGAAGCGGTTCTCAACGGCACTGCTGACGAGCAGGCCATGCTGAACTACTATAACGGCACGATCGAGCCAATTGTGGCTACGCCTGTTGATGAGATGAAGAGAAAATTCCTTACAAAAACAGCACTTTCAAGGCATCAGACAATTCTGCCATTCCGCGATCCATTCCGACTGGTTCCTACGGCTCAGCTTGCTGATCTTGTTCAGAAGATGACTACCGCGGAAGTTATGTCGCCGAATGAGTTCAGACAGATCATTGGTCTCAAGCCGTCGAAAGACCCGACAGCAGATGAGCTTCGCAACCGAAATCTGAACAAGACAGAGGGACAAGAATCTCCTGACGTAGGTGCCAAGACGCTTGCTAACGATGCCAAAGCAACTAAGGAGAATAACGATGCCTAGAAACATTAAAGACTACGACTTTAGTGGCTGGGCTACACGAAACGACATCAAATGCAAAGACGGCCGAACCATTCGTCGGAATGCGTTCGCTGGCGATGACGGCATTACTGTTCCGCTCGTGTATATGCACAACCATGGAAGCATTAATGAAGTTCTCGGCCATGCTCTTCTTGAAAACCGCCCAGAAGGCGTGTACATGTACGGCAAGTTTAATGATTCGTACGAAGGACAGCACGCCAAGACCAGCGTTCAAAATGGCGACATTACATCGCTTTCTATTCACGCTGGTGATCTTAAGCACGCCAACGGTAAGGACGTGATCCACGGCGCAATCAGAGAAGTAAGCCTTGTGATCGCCCCGGCCAATCCCGGTGCTCGTATCGACTATGTTTCGATGGAGCACAGCGACGAGGGCGGTGAACCAGACGAAGCTTGGATCTACTCCGGTCTCCAGACACTTAATTACAATGCTGGCGATGGGCTGTTTCTGCCTGAAGAACTGGAGCATGCTGCCGATTCAAAAGCAGAAAAGGAGGAGCCTCGAATGGCCGAAAACACCAAACCAAAGAAAACTGAAGAGGATGAAAATGACTTCAGCATCCTCGACACACTGAACGACGAGCAGAGAGCGGCATACCACAAAGCTCTCAGATATGCTGTCGACAACGCCGAAGACATTCGCAAAGCCCTTGCTGAAGACGATGAACAGGGTGAAGAACAGGGCGATGACGCAAACGGCGGAAAAGCAGAAGGCGGTGAAGTATCGCATGCCGACAACGATCCCTATTACGAAGGAGGATATGACAATATGAACTACAACGTTTTCGATGCACCTGAAAACGCCCCTTTCACACTTACCCACGCCGACCAGGAGATGATCATTAACGCCGCAAAGACCCAGGGCGTTACATTCCAGGCAGCTCTTGGAGGATATTTCGATCAGTATGCTGCCTCTACAGGACAGACTCTGTCTCATGGCATCGACGATATCGAAACTCTGTTCCCTGAATACCATGACGTATACACCGGCGAACCGGAAACCTTCAAGAGAGACCAGACTTGGGTTTCCTCCGTTATCAACGGTGTTCACAAGTCTCCCTTCGCCCGCGTAAGAACCAGGTTTGCGGATGCTCGCGCCAATGAGCTTAGGGCAAAAGGTTACATCAAGGGCGATAAGAAGACAGTGTCCGGCAACATCAAGCTGCTTAAGAGGACAACCGATCCCCAGATGATCTATCGTAAAGATGCTCTGGAGAGAGAAGACATCCTTGGTATTACCGACTTCGATGTCGTCGATTACCAGTGGAAGATCATGCGCGAAAACCTGAACGAGGATATTGCGCTGGCAATTCTGGTTGGTGATGATCGTGATGATGAAGACAGAGAACAGATCAAGCCTGAGCATGTCAGACCCATCTGGAAGGACGAAGAGCTCTTCACCCTGCACGCAGATATCGATTTCGACGCTATGAAGGCGATCCTGCAGGGTACAGAAACCGGCCAGCATTTCTCTGATAACTATGTCTATGCTGAGGCCATGGTCCAGACGCTGCTGTATACCAGAGAGAAGTACAAGGGATCCGGCAATCTGGCCATGTATTGCACACCTCACCTGGTAAATCAGATGCTGCTGTCTCGTGACCTGAACGGTCGTCGTATTTACCAGAATGAGGGCGATCTCCGCGCAGCACTGAATGTTTCCGCAATCCACACTGTTGAGCAGCTGGAAGGCCGCACCAGAATGACCGAGGACAACCACAAGAAGAAACTGGTTGCTCTGCTGGTTAACCTGAATGACTATCAGGTTGGATCCGTCAAGGGCGGCGAGATTACAAAATTCTCTCAGTTCGACATCGATTTCAACCAGGAGAAGATGCTTCTGGAGACTCAGATGTCTGGTGCTCTGATCAAGCCCTGGTCCGCAATCGCGATCGAGGAAGACGTCACAGGTCAGCCTTAAAAATCAAAATGATCGAAAAGGAGCAAGTGCATGAAATATTACGGTTTAGTCGGGTTTGGCACAACGGCGACCGCTGAAGAAGACGATACGTGGAAAGAAGAAATCACCGAGCGTCCGTACTTCGGAGACATTCTCAAACACGTTTACACAACCCAAAGTGCTGACAAATTAACCAAAGATGTACAGGTTAATATGCAGATTAGCATTATTGCTGATGAGTTCGCCAACCAGTTCATGCACTTAATCCGTTATGCCGAGTGGCGTGGGGTAAAATGGCAGGTTACTTCTGTCGATCCGCAACGCCCTCGGCTAATTTTATCCCTGGGAGGTGTATACAATGGCGGAGCATGAACGTCCGGAATTTAGGGCCAAATTACGTGCGTTTATTGGCAGCGATAATACACATTTTTGTCCCCCAGAGAGCGCAAAGATGACGTATCCGTGTGTGGTATATTCGCCGGATCGTCCGTTCGTCCGACACGCGGACAACACACCTTATAAGTTCCAAAACACATACAGTGTTACTTTCATTTCGAAAGACCCAGAATGGATTAAGCCCGAAGAAGTGCTTCGATATTTTAAGTACAGCTCGTACGAGCGAGAGTATCTCGCCGATCAGCTTAAACACTGGGTCTTTCGCATTCATTTTTAAGGAGGTTTAACCTATGCCCGATTCTAGAGCAATTACATGGGACGCAACTGGAGAAAAACTGTGGGAGATCGGTCTGGATCATGGCGTTTGCTATCCCCAGAACACTGACGGCACATACGCAAAGGGCGTTGCCTGGAATGGTCTGACTGCCGTATCTGAATCCCCTGAAGGTGCAGAAGCCAACAAGCAGTATGCAGACAACATTGAGTACGCCAACATCAGATCCAAGGAAGAGTTCAAGGGTACAATCGAAGCTTTTACCTACCCCAAGGAATTCGAGCCTTGTGACGGCATCGCTACAGTCAATGGCGTAAAGGTCGCCGGCCAGACAAGAAGGCCCTTCGGTTTTTCCTACAGAACCCTGATCGGTAATGATGTCCAGGGTGAAGACTTTGCTTACCAGATCCATGTCGTTTACGGTTGCTCCGTTTCTCCTTCCGAGAAGAGCCGTGAGACAGAGAATGATTCCCCCGAACCAATCGGTCTGAGCTGGGAGTTTGATACTCTGCCCGTTATCGTTACAACTACCGATCCTGCTACCGGCAAGGTACTGAAGCCCGTAGCGCACCTGGTTCTTGACAGCCGTTATATCACTGAAGCGTCTATGACTGCGATCCAGACACTGCTGTACGGCGGAGAGTCTACAGATCCTTCTCTGCCCACTCCCGATACGATCTTCTCAACCGCACAGGCGATCGGCGGACAGACTACCAGTCCGTAATTCGTGCACAAATTCAAAATGAGTTAATTTGGGGCGGAGCTTATGAACGGGTTCCGCCCCGTTTTTAGAAAGGAGAAACAATGCTTAAGAAGACAACAACCTACACCGATTTCATGGGCAATGAAAGAACAGAAGATCACTACTTTAACCTGACCAAGGCCGAGCTTACAAAGCTCTCACTGTCGGTCAACGGCGGCCTGGACAAGATGCTGGAGAACATGATCAAAGAGCAGGATCAGGCAGCTCTTATGGACTGGTTTGACAAGATCATCCTCATGTCTTACGGCAAGAGGTCCCTGGATGGCAAGCGATTCGAGAAATCCGAAGAGATCAGCCGTGAGTTTTCCCAGACAGGCGCATACGACCAGATCTTTATGGAGCTGGTTACCGGCGGCGAACAGGCTGTTGCGGAGTTCATCAAGGGCGTTATTCCCGCTGATCTCGCCAAAGAAGCAGCTAAGC